TTTTTTTTCTCCTATTATAGTATAAAGAATATAGCATAAATGGGTGGTGGTCTTCTTCAACTTGTCGCTTATGGTGCTCAGGATGTTTATTTAACTGGTAATCCCCAAATTACTTTCTTCAAAGCTGCTTATCGTCGTCATACAAATTTTGCGATTGAAGCAATAGAACAAACTTTCAATGGTAATGCTGCCTTTGGTTCTCGTGTAACCTGTCAAATTACTCGTAATGGTGATTTAATTAATCGTGTTTATTTACGCGCTACATTTACTAATGAAGCTGCAAATGAAGGTAGTGCTAATAATGAAAATAATGGTATTGCTTTAGTTCCTTATTTTGGTCTTAAATTATTAAAAACTATTGAATTAGAAATAGGTGGTCAGCGTATTGATAAACATTATGCTGAATGGTTATATATATGGAATGAATTATCATTACCTTTTGGCAAACGTAATGGCTATTATACCATGGTTGGTGGTGATAAATACAATCATTCTATATATTTACCAGCTAAACGTTCTTATACCGTTCATGTACCTCTTGAGTTTTGGTTCTGTCGCAATGTTGGCCTCGCTCTTCCTCTTATAGCTCTTCAATATCACGAAGTAAAAATAAATATTGATTTAGAAACAAAAACCAACCTTGTTGATAAAACTGCAAATTATTCCGACAAGGCTTTCAGTCTTCTTGACTTGTATGGATCTCTTATTACAAATAGTACTACTCCTAAAACTAATGCTGAATTAACTTCGGGAAGCATTGATAACCTAAAATTAAATGAAGTCAATCTTTGGGTCGATTATATCTTCCTTGATACTGATGAACGCAGACGTTTTGCTCAATTATCTCATGAATATTTAATTGAACAATTACAATTCACAGGCAGTGATACCATCACCAATTCTAATAATACTAAAAGTATTCGAATGAATTTTAATCATCCATGCAAAGAATTAATATGGTATATTAAGCCTAATAAAAGTGCAAATATAGTTCACCCTGCTAATTATGATTTATTCTGGAATAACTTTTCCACTCGCAATACGGATAACAATCAATGGTTAGGTACTAATCCGGTTGTAAAAGCCAAAATACAACTTAATGGCAATGATCGTTTTGCTGAAAGAGATGGTAATTATTTCTCATTAGTTCAACCATATCAACATCATGACAATACACCTGATGCTTTTCATGAAGGTATTAATGTATATTCATTTGCCATAAAACCAGAAGAACATCAACCATCAGGAACTTTAAATATGTCTCGCATTGATACTGCTATATTATCAGTAGCTTCATCTGTTGCGGGTGATATTTACATTTATACCACTAATTATAACGTCCTCCGTATTCTTTCTGGAATGGGTGGCTTAGCTTATTCCAATTAAAAACATTTTAGTTTAATGGAATCGTTATTTTCAATATTTTCTTTCTTTTTTTTATTATTCATGGTAATTTTGAGTAATTCAATTTCTCTATCTGTTGCCAATTTATGAAGTTTAATATCATGTGCAACCTTAATTTTATTAAATTTAAGAATATCTTCATTTCTTATATTTTCAAATACACTAATATCTTTAATATCTCTATTATAACCCTCAATTGTATCTTTAAGTTTTTCATAATGCTCATCTGTCAGTGAATTATTCATTTTAAAAAATTTAACTAATTCCTTTTGTTTATCATATAAATTCTTATAATTAAACAATGTATCATGAATATTCTTGAGTTTATCCATATTTTCCCTATAATTCTTAAATTTTACTATTGAACTTAGAATTGTAAGTATAGTACTCAATGATAAAGATAATACATTTATAATTAGTGAAATCGTTTCATGTGATATATATTCTCCTACTTTTGAACCCTTATATTGAGTATCATAATTGACAATAGTTAATCGTATTGCCTCAACAAAAGTTATAATTGTTGAAATTATCAATATAGATAAAGATATGCGATTAAATCTAAAATAAATTAAATCATACTTTGCAGAAACGATATAAAGATTATTTGAAATTTTCTTTTTACTTTCACTTATTAATTTCAATAATTGGTCTGCTCTATTCATATATATATCAGTTTTATCTTCTATATCTCCAGTTTGTGATGATTGAGTTACATTTACCAAATCAGCATAAGCTGATGGGTTTCTTTGAGGTATGGGAATTTGAATGAAAACTTTGTCATTAATTGGTTCAATTTTAGGAGAATCATCGTCATTTACAGTTACTATTTTAATAGTTGTATCATCGTCACCATCTTCATTTCTAATCATATCTTCTTTCTTAATATAATCACTGATAATTTCTTGATTCCCTCTTAACTGAATTTCCATTTAAATAATAGTAATACTAAAATTATTGAAATAATTACAATAATTAAATCTCTAATATCAAAACATCTTTTAATCTTATCTTTTTTATTAAAAATTACATTTGCCAATTTAATGGAATTACTAATAGCAGATTCTAATGATGTAAATGAATTCTTTTGTTTTCCATTATGAGTTCCAAGTGAATAAATATTTTTAAATTTTTTACTTTTAAAATCTAAATAATCATAATTAGGTACTTTAATAAAAGCGGTTTCATTTGATTTCCAATAGTTCCCTTTTTTTTCATTATTAATAAATGCCAAAGTAGGTTTGGGAATATTTTTATAAATCAATCGCAATTGTTCATAAACCTCTTCAATTAATTCATCTTCATTACATTCATTTGCAGTTTTATTTATAACTCTACCTTTAGTATTTGTATTTACCACAGCACAACTTACAACTGTCTTTGATTTAGTTTCCTTAAATTTCATGAGCTCACTCATGTTGTAAGGTATTAAAGACCATTCGGTTTTAATATTAAAAAGAGAAGCATCATCTTCTAATTTAAGTTTATAATCCCAATGAAATGTAAGAGATATATATTCATGGTATTCAGTTGCATTTACATAATTATCAGTTATATCAAAAGCTTCTTTTAAACCCTTAATTTCTGATAAATTAGCCGGAGGAATCGCAAATATAAAGTTCCTTCCTTTTATTTTTGTTCCATTATTAATAACTATCGCATCTATTTTATCTCCATTTGGATTTATTTCACGAACTGATGAATTTAACAAAAACTCCACATTTTTCTTTTCTAAAAATCTTCGCCAATAATTAAAAAGGGCTTCATCATTTGGTCTTCTTGGAATATAAGTGGAATATAATAAGGTTTGAATTGTTGTACTTATGAAACTATTTAAGGAAATTTTTTTACTATCACCACCATCGAAAGAACTACATAAGAAGTCTATATTTGTAATTGCTTCATCAGTAAAATCATTTAATTTCATATAATCATACATACTCAAATTAACACCATGTTTGTTATCAAAAATAATTATTATGAAATCTCTTGTTAATTTTAAAAGTTCTATAAAAGTTAATATTTTGTCTTTAAAAACACTTTTATTTATGATGTTAAGTAAGGAATATTTCTTTATAAATAAATCACTAAAATTCAAATTCATGGATTTTAATAAAGAAAAGAAATTTACATAATTTCCCAAATAAACACGTGGACCATGTTCGCAAAAGTAATAATTATCCTGATATTTCTTTCTATTTACCTTATGACAACCACCAATTGTTTTGTCTTTTTCAATAATTATGATTGATTGGTTGGGTTTATGTTTTTTTGCATAATTCGCAAATGCTAATCCAGCAGGTCCTGCACCAATAATTACTGTATCATATATAATACTCATCTTAATTATATTTAATTTTTCTTTTTAACATTAATTTTAACTTTATTTTTGTTTTTAACAAAAACACTTGGGTCGTATGGTTCTTCATCTTCATCATCTTCGTAGAAAAGTGTGTTTTCCTTTCTTTCTTTTTCCAATGCACATAAACTCCATAATTCAGGCGAACATAACTTAAAATCAACTTCTTTTGCTTTATACCACTTCACTTGATCTTCTAAACGATTACTTTGAACCTTATTATCTATTACAAGACATTCATAATTATCTGTACAATTATCCATTACCGTACAAAAAGTTTCAAAGTTATTGAAGATTCCAGCATAATGATGATAAATCTTTTCTCTTTCCTTAATTAAGTTGTTTTTAAAAATAAAAACATAATCAATATTAGCTCTTAAAATAGGTGGTAAACCTAAACAATATTGCATAGTAATCAAAAAAAAGATTTTATAATGACGTCCATTCATAAAAATACTTCGAATATTCTTATCGGTTGGCCATGTTTTATCATAAAGACAATCGTCAAGAATTAAAAATGCTCTACTATCAATTTCAGATGATCCATATTTTTTTAATTGGTCATTTTTTTGTTTATTTATATTAATTTGACGTTCCAAAAATCTCTTTACAATTGCTGGTTCATATTCATCATATATAAGCATATTTGGAATAAATTTTTCAAAATAATTGTTAGCAGTTTCTGTTGGACTTATAACTATTCCAACAGGCAACTCTTTATGATAACTCAAAATATCCTTCATACAATAGGATTTACCAGTATTTCGTTTACCGATAAAAACTACAACAGAATCGCTTTTAATTGTTGAAGGATCGAATTTTCGCAATTCTAATTTCATTTGTATATATAACTAATGCGTATATTTATATATAATTAATCATTATTTTATAATTAGA